CCGTAGCCGCCGGCACCACCCCCGCCGCCGGCACCACTCGATCCTGGGCCGCTTCCGATACAGTCGCCACCGTTGCCGGAGTAGCCCGCCGCTCCACCACCGCCAGCACCGCTGCCGATAGAACTGCCCCCCATTCCACCTCCATCCGAGACCCCGATTCCACCACCACCGGCACCGCCGGCCGTGCTAGTCGCGTCCGTTCCGCCCTGTGCGCCGAAGATGATGGTTCCATCCACGGCGAAGGTGCTGGGCTGGCCTGCGGCGCCAACCGTGACGGTGCATATGGCTCCCGGCTGGACTCGGATCCGGTTCTTGTAGCGAAGCCCGGCGCCGCCACCCGCAAAGGATCCGCTGAAAGGGGAGACCCTTCGGCTTCCCTTCCCGCCGCCGCCGACGCACAGCACCGCCACCTCGAACACGCCGGCCGGGACGGGCCACTGGTACGTCCCCGGCGTGCTGTAGATGACGCTATCGGCCTCTGCGGTGTTGAGCGCCGTAGACGCCATGAGTCTCGCGAAGGGCAGCATTACTTGATGTCCTTCTCGAGCGCGCCCCACTCCATGACGAGCGTTGAGCCACGAAGCTTGCAGATGCCCACCAAGCGATCCAAGGCGTTGGCGGCCGTCGAAAGCGTCGGGATCAAACCGCTGGGGAACTTGTGATAGGTCGATTGGAAGGCGAGCGTGCGCCCTCCGGTAACGTCTTGCGCAAATCTAAGCGTCACCGGCTCACCGTCTTTGCCGTTCGTCACCTGTCCAAGCGTCAGATTGGCGCTCATGCTGTAGTTTCGGTTGAAGCCGGCCGAGAGATCTAGCGCCACCGTGCTGGCGGTGTCCACGAAGATCGGCAAGAACTCCATGGCGTCCGCCATCACCTTGGGCGTGACAAACCGGGTGTTGCTGGTGAGCGCACGAAGGAGCGTCCCGGTGGCCGCCTGGGCGAGCACGAAGGCCGTGGAGGCGGGCGACGTGTCGTTGTCGTCCACCGCCGCCGTGGGAACTGTCCACGCCCCTCCCTGGGCCGCGCCAGCCGCCAGGAGAGCCCGAACGAAGGCGGTGGTGGCAAGCTGGGTGTCGTTGACCGTCACCGCCGCCGTTGGCGCCTTCGGCACTCCCGTGAAGGTGGGGGAGGCCAGAGGCGCCTTAGCCGCGAGAGCTTGCGTCATGGTCGCGGCGAAGTTCGGATCATCGCCAAGCGCCGCGGCGAGCTCGTTCAACGTGTCGAGCGCGCCGGGCGAGGAGTCGATCAGGCTTTCAATCGCCGCATCGATAAGGGCCTGGACGGCGGTTTGCGTGATGACGCCCTCAAAGAGGGCATCGATCAGGATGAGCGAGGCGCGGAGACGCCGCGCGTCCATGCGGGCGCTGTTGCCTTCGTGCGGGAGGAAGAGCCCGCGCGAAGTCCGATCGTCTGTCTTGACCGGGAGGAGCGTGGATTCGGCGGGGGGATCCGTGATGATCGCCATGGCTTAAACCTCCGTCGCGCGCTGGCGCAGTTTGCGGACGGCCGGCCGGAAGCGCGGCGTGCCCGTGAGGATGATCTGGGAGCGAACCGCCGGCGAGTTGTAGCTGGCTTGGAGGTGCTCGCGCTCCACCCAACCGTCGCCCAACGAAACGGAGTCCGCAACGGTCTGGCGGGTCCACGCGCCTTCCGCGCCGACGTCGAGGGTGACGGACGACGTGCCCGGCGTCTGGGTCTCCATCACCGTGCGGATCTTCACCGGGCCGTTGGTGAGATCGATGGCGTTGGCCTCCGACACGTAACGGGCGGTGGGCTTGAGCCGCCCGAAGATGATCTGGCATTCCGGCATCACGATCGGCGAGAGCGTCGTGGTGCCGTTGAGCACCATGCGGATCTCCACCGTCTCCGTGAGGTAGTCTTCCAGATGAAGCGGCCCGTTCGGTTCGAAGCTGATCACCTCGCCGCTCGCGCGCACCATCTCGAGCCGCACGCGGGTCGCCACCGAAGGCTCTTCCGTGATCAGCAACACCACAAGATCCGAGATCCCGTCCGCGTGGATATCGGAGAGCTTGAAGGAGCCGAGCGAGACGGTGCGCGAAAGGGCGGTGTAGCGCGCCGCCATCACTTCGTGGGTGAGGTCGGAGTCCGGCAGGAGGCGCCAGGAGGCGCCGTTGGAGCCGTCCGCCATGTCGCCGGCCGCCGGGTTCGCCCGCACCCACTGTTGCAAGCGAGGATCGAAGCCGCGCGGGCTGTCGCCGGTCTGGTCCCCGAGCTGGGCGAAGGCGACTTGGTGGAGCGCGTCATCGGTGAGGAGGCACAGCCAGCGCCAGGAGTCCGCCGGAACCGTCGTCGGGAACCGGAACAGAATCTCCGTCCAATTCTCCGGCTTCACCACCGCCGGGTCGCCCAGGATGAAGGTGCCCGGCGTCGAGCCCTCCGCATAGGTGATTTGCCCAGGCAAGCCGCCGTCCATGTCGCGCATCTCGAGCACGACATGGTTGGCCGAGTTGCCGCGCGCGGTGAACTCCACGCGCGCGCCGGTGATCTGCCGCGGCGTGTCGAGCACGAAGCTTTGCGCCACCGGATCGATCGTCGTCTGGACGGTCTGGGTGTGCGTCGTCGTGTGGTAGTGCTCAATCGTGAGCGTGCCCTGGCCGGTGAACGACGTCTCGCCGTTCGATCCGCCGGCGCCGCGCACCCGCACTTGCTTCGTGCCGGCCCGCACGTTCGGCGGGATGGTGAAGGTTCCGGTGAGCACGCCTTGGGCGTCGGCCTTCTTGGTCCCGGTGACGCCGGCCGTGACGTTGATTCCGTCGAAGAACAGGGACTCAAGGTTCTCGTTCGGCCCCATGCGCCGCACTGTGAACTTCACCACGATCGAACGCAGGAACGGGAGTTCCTCCGACGTCCGGCGCACGCTGGTGGAGGAGGAGGAGCGCGTCGAGAAGGTGCTGGTGCCGTAGAGCGGCGTTCCCACCGTCTCCGGCATATAGAGGAACTCTTGCCGGAAGGACCGCGTGGCCGAGCTCGAGGACGTGCGTTGCGTCTCGTTCCAGCGATCGATCGCCGGCTCAAGGGTGAGCGGCGAGGGAAGCGGCGTGAAGTTCTGGAACTGGTTGATCAGGCGGCTCGCCGTGCGGAACGGCTGGGAGATCACCGCCTCGCGCACGTAAGGCAGGCTGATCGGCTCCGTCCCGATGTTCACCGACACGGGGAACCCATCGATCGGGAGCATAAGGAAGCCGCCGCCGATCGCCGCATCTTGCGCGATGCCGAGATCCCGCTGGGCGTCCGACTCGAACGGATCCACGAACGAACCGCGGCGGCTCGCCGGGTCGCGCTCCTGAATGTCGCGCTCGAGCGTCACTTGGCTCACCAGATCGGAGAGGTTCAAGAGCGTCCGCAAGGCGGCCCGCACCTCCGCCTCCGTCATCTTCCGTTGGTCGACGTCTTCGATGATCGGCGTGAGGCCCCAGAGGTTCGACACGCGGCACAGGGGCGCGAGCGGCAGGGGGCACGGCGGCGGGATCGGATTGAACTTCGACGGGATGCCCGGGATATAGACCACCTCGCCGTCGAGGTTGATGGCGATCACGTCGATCCGCGGGAGCTTGTAGCTATAGGAGACCGTGACCGGCTCGCCTTGCACAGCCGCCTCGAGGGCGATCGACTGGCGGCCGATCTCCTGGGGCGTCACCGTCGCCACGTAGCGATAGACGATCGTGAAGGAGCTGCCGGCGGACGGCTCCGCGCCGGCGGGCGCCCACGAAATCGCATCGCCCTGGCGAACCCAAGACGTGTTTTCCGCATAGTTCGTGCCGCCGGTGAAGGTCCGGGTGCCGGGGTTCCACGTCCCGCCGGCGTTCACTGCCATGATCTTGTAAACGGGCGAGTTCGGGAGCGAGTCGACTCCGTTGGCGAGCTGGTGGGTGATGGTTTGCACCACCTCCTTGATCACCGTGACCGTCGAGACGTTGGCGATCGGCCCATTGTTGAGCGCGACCACGCCGCCGTCTGGGTAGAAGTGCGTTTCGCCGTTGACGACGACAAGCTCCGGGTCTTCGGCCCGCTCATACCGCTGATCGACGGAGCGTGCGACGCGGCGCCCTTCCGCGCGGAGAACGCCGGCGCCGATGATGAAGGTTTGGCGGCCCGTCCCATCGTTGAAGCCGCCGGACGAGACGTCGAAGCCTTCGGCGATGTGGGAGCCGTGGGTCTCGCGGATATGCCGCTCCACCAGAAGCTCCGCGATATCCGTGGACGGCGGCGTGCGCTCGTTCGGAATCTGCCCGTCGATGATCGTGAAGATCGGATAGAACGGGTCGCCGGAGCGCGCCCACACGGCATCATAGCGCACGCGGCCGCCAAGCGGCTGGCCCTTGCTGCCGATGCTGGGCACGATGCCCCGGAGATCGGGATCGGCCACCTCGTCCACGTCCGTCGCCGTCACGGCGATGCCGATGGCCACAGTGCCCGTCATGGGGACGCCGGTGAGGATCGCTTCGGGGACGTCGTGGAGGTAGCCGCCGGCCCACACCTGGGCGGCGTTGATCCGCACCGTCCCGGCGTTCTGGTCGATCACGATGGTGCCGCCCTTGCGGAGGCTGATCGCGCCGAAGACGCCATCACCCACGGAGCCGATGCGCTCCTGAAGGATCCCCTGGACTTCGTTCGCCTCCGCGCTTTCGACGTACTGTTTCCCGCGGAACTTGATCTCCGCATAACGGCGCGCCGTGAAGCCCGGCAGGAGCCGGCGGTTGTAGTAGTTTGCGAGCGCCATTGTCAGATCCTCACGACGAAGTTGCGGGCGAAGAAGTCGCCGCCCTCTACGGGGTACGCCTCGCGCCAGTAGAGCGCATACAGGCTTCCGCGCGCCAGGACGCCGGCGGGCGGAATGATGATCTGCCCAGGCGGGAGGGCCGGATCCAGAACGGAGTCGATGAACAGGCCGATTTCGCGGATCGTCTGGCCGTCCAGAGAGCCTTCGGGGAGCGCGAGCTTGATGCGGACATATTCGGTGGGATCCTCGCTATCCGAGAAGCGAGCGCCACCGTCCAGCCGGATCTCGCCGGCGTCATCGGGCGTGAGAAAGTCCACGATGGTCGGCCGGGCGTAGCACAGACGGTTGAGGACGTCGGTGGCGATGATCGGCGGGGACGGCGGGTTGGGCCCGGTCCACATGGAATCCCAGGCCGGGTTCCCCGCCGACACGGCGAACAGGAAGCGCGAGGCTTGGATCTTGACCGCTTCGGCGATCCGGCCGGCGGTGGGGAGGGTTTCGGCGCTCATGTCGACTCCACGTCGGAAGGGATGAGATGGCTTCGGGCGGCGTCTGCCCACGTTCCCGGGTGCGGCGGGTAGACGTCGGGCCAAACGTCTTCGTTCTTTTCGAACAGCAAACTAGCACTATCGCGGTTGTTCACCGCAACGAAGAGTTGGCGGCGCTCCGGCGCGTTCCATGGATCGTCCGTCCACCGCTCGCCCCATGTGGAGTCCGTGAGCGCGACGAAGGTGGGGCCTTCGACTTCGCCGAAACTCTGGATCAGCGCGATCGGCTTTCCTTCGAAGCGGTCGACGTCATACCGCATGCCCAGGCGCGAATCCAAAATGGAGGTGCCGCGGATCTCGCCGGCGATGAAGAGCGCGGCGTTGCGCTCGAGCAAGGATCCGCCGTCCACCCCGAAGCTGATATAGGGGCCGCCTTCCCAGCGCGGCCGGCCGGAATAGTCGTCCATCCACCCGCCGTCATCGAAGCGGTGCTCATCCATGCGGACGGGCCGGTGGTCGTATTCCGGCGAGAACATGCGGAACAGCTCGTCCTCACTCGCCTTGGAAAGGTTGATGATGCCGTAGAGCTGGCGGAGCTGGGCAAGATCGTTCACCGGCTTCGTGAACGCGACTTGGAACTCCCACCAATTATGGCGGCCGTCCGGCGGGGCCACGACGCCCTCACTTTCCACCCAGCCGATGCCGATGGAAATGCCATCCGGTGTCCCGCGGCGAGCCTGCCACGCCGGCCCTTCGGCCAGCACCTTGCGGAAGGTTCGGACGTAGGGGATCACGTCCTCAAGGCCCTGATCGTAGATCAGCCAGGGCACCCAATCATCCGGCGTGTCGGTGATGCCGATGAACCGGATTCGATCGATCTCGAGCGCATAGCGCCGGTGGGTGTCGAACGTGTAGGCGAGCGCGCGCGTGAACGGCCCGGCGGAGTTCGGGAGAAGCTCTTCGCTCATGAGTCGACGCGATCGAAGGTGAGGGTGATGGATCCGAGCGCGATGGCCTCATTGAACGCCGCGATTGCGTCCGTCCAGCCGTCGAGTTCCACGCGCTGGACGCCCGTGATGTGGAGGTACTTTTCCACGTAAGAGCGGGTGAGGTCGAAGCCGAGACGCTGATCCCTCGCGAACGCCTCGCGAAGCTCTTTCCCCTCATCGGCTGGGGCCGGCTGGACGGCCTGGGGATAGAGGTAGACGCGCGCCACCACCGGCTTCACCCGGATCACCGCCGGCACGGCCTCCACCATCACGCTCCGCTGGCGGAAGGACGGATCGTTGAGCGCGGTGGTGAGCTTGGCCAAGAGGTCGGGCGTCGCCACCCCGCCGTTGTCCGTCGTGAGGATGGACAGGATGAGGACGCGATCGGAAGAGTTCCGCGTCTCCGCGCGAACCGCCACGTCCTTCACGCGGATCGGATCCG